CAATGGGATGAAATAGGTTATTATGAAGGTTGTTTATCATTTCCAAAGAAAGGCGTTCACACAAAACGATACAGAAATGTAATAATACAAAGCGAACAAGAAGAAGCTGGTTGGTATTTTAGTGGAGTAGAAACTATTCAAGATGTAAAAGGTAGTTGGGAACAAAAAGGAAAAGACGAAGACCAAGAACTAAGATTGTTAGAGGCTGTATGTGTCCAACACGAGATAGACCATTTGAATGGACTAACCATTATGGATAGAGAACAAAAACGAAAACCACGTAGAGTATCAAAGAAGTGGGGAAGAAACGAAATCGTTGGTATTACAGATGGTAAGGATTATAAAGAAATTAAATACAAAAAAGCTAAACCACTTATAGATAGTGGTGATTGGGAAATTTATATAGGAGGCCCGATAACATGATTGATAAAACAATAAAATTAACTGGTGAATATCCGAGTGACTTTAAACCAGATATGATTGTAGAAGGAATACAGCAATATTTTGAGTCTCATGGTCTTTATATGGCCAGAATGTTATCTGGTACTAAATGGGGATATCAAGAAGAACATCCTGAGGATTTGATTGTATGGAATGCAAATGTAATGATACTTGATTATGGTAAAGTGTGGTATGGTGATTTAAATCTTACACAAGATTATATGTTATTAAAAAGTATTGCAGATGCTCTCGATACTACATTATATGTATTATGGGAAAGTGATGGAAGATTTGGTGAAGAGAATAAACCAATTGATGAGTTAATTAAAAAGTCAATGTGGAATACTACTGATGATAAACCTAATAAAGAATGGTATAAAAACAAAATGGATAAAAAATATAATGGATGAACCACTTGATTTAAGTAAAAAAAGGCCAGGCCCGTGGAATAAGAAAATTAGTTCACCAATAGATTCAGTTATAATAGATATGATTTTAACACATTACAATATACAATCATTAGAAGGTCTGAAATTGATTTTAACGGGTAAAGATTTTGACGAAATAGTAGAAGTAGCAGAAAAAAAATATTATGAAACAATAATGTATGACACTACACAAGGAGAAGCGTAAAAAGATATATGAGAAAAACATTAACATATGATGATGTAAATATAGTTCCTAAGTATTCTGAATTAGAATCTCGTGATGATGTAGATTTGACTACAAGGTTTACCAAGAATACTATATTAACCATTCCAATAGTTGCTTCACCAATGGATACCGTAACTGAATTAGATATGGCAAAAGAAATGATGGATTGGGGTGGAGTTGGTGTTATACATAGATTTCAGAGTATTGAGAAACACGCTCGTATGATGAAATCATTACATTATGAATGGGATAGATATTTTGACCCAATACCAGGAATTACAGATGGTACAGAAAGAACAATTGAAAAAGAATGGCAAGAATGGTGGGATAGTAGTATAAGACATTGGAATAGTCCACCTACTAAATCAGATTGGAAAGATTTAAAAGAAAGATTTTATTTCGCAGATTCTATGATTCATGATGAAAAAATTTGGTCTAAACGACCATTGTGTGCGGCTGTTGGAGTTAAAGGTGATTATTTAGAACGCGCAAAAGAATTAGTAAATAATGGATGTAATGTACTATTTATTGATATAGCACATGGTCATCATAAATTAATGAGTAACGCTATAAGTAAACTTAAAGGAGAAAATAATGTTGAAGTCGTCGCGGGGTCAGTGGCCACGGCAGAAGGAGTACGATTTTTATGTGAACAAGGAGCGGACTCGGTTAGAATTGGAGTGGGAAATGGTTCATTATGTGAAACAAGAATTAGAACAGGCGTGGGTGTGCCTCAAGTTAGTGCTCTCCTTGATGCTGTCGCCGTTGCTGATAATTATAATACTCCCGTTATTGCTGATGGTGGTGTTCGTACTATTGGTGATGTCTGTAAAGGACTTGGTTGCGGGGCTGATACGATTATGTTGGGCTCCCTTTTATCTGGTACGAAAGAAAGTCCAGGCGAAATTGAAAAAGTAGGTGAATGGCCAAACGAACAATTATTTAAAAAGTATAGGGGTTCCGCGTCAAGGGATTTCAAAGGAAACGATAAAAATGTCGAAGGAAATCACAAAATTATTCCATACAAAGGGAAAGTCAAAAGAATCTTACATGATATTCGAGATGGCATCAATAGTTCATGTAGCTATGTCGGTGCTAGCAATATTAGTGAGTATCATTCTAAAGTAGAATTTGTGGAAGTGTCAAGAGCTGGACAAATAGAAGCTAGTCCACATTTATTAAAGAACTGATATTTATAGTTGGGAGAATTTATATGGAAGTAAATCAATTAATATTGGAAAAAATACATACTGCTATATTTGAAGCTTCGGTAGATGATGCTAGGGTAGCGTTACATCTTTTAAAACAGGTACATGAAGAACAAATGGAAGAAGCTGAAGAATTAATTCAAACTGCAGAAGAAGTAATAGAAACTCCAAGAAAACCACTTCCACCTGTAGTCGAAAATATAGTTAAAGACCCAGAAGTAGTTGAAATGGTAAGTGATTATAATAAAAATACAATTAATTATACAGTAGAAAAAGGACTTGTTGATTTAGATACTATTATAGAAACACCAGAAAATGAATTGGTTGACAAGGAAGAAAAATTGAAGGATTTAAAAGAAGTTTCTGCTAAATTATTGACTACAGATAAGGGTATGGAAGTAGTTAAAGAAATTGCTGTTGAAGTAGAGAGATTAGAAAAAGAAGTTGGTAAACCTAAGACAACGAAAAAACGTAGGAGAAGACGTTAATGAAAAATGTAGAAGCGATAATGAAATACGTTCATCGTGCGTTAGAAAATAGTGATATATCAGACTTACAAGTAGCATATGAGATTATTACAGAAAATGAAAGAAGAGACGCCGAAGATATTCAACAACTTACTGAACGCCCATCAGAAATAGATGATTTTGAACAAGATATTGAATTTGCCAAAAGACAAGAAGAAAAAGAATTACAAAAAATTATTAAAAAAACAAAAACTTCCAAAACTTCTGATTTGAGTGCTGGTGGAGTTTCTTTACCAAAACCAACAAAGAGAATAAAACGGAAAAAAGGTGCTCGTGTTAATGTTGGTGCACTTCTTGCTAGTCGTGGAAGATAATATGGGGCCGAAAGGTTTCGACAGGTGTTATTTGACAATTGAGTGCAACGGAGTTTGAGTAAGACTCGCTAAAAAAGACTCACAAACCTAATTGGCGATAAATCGCTAGACGGGTTGGTAATTGATTGGCAATTCGCCAATTCTGAACGGATGTTTGACAACTATGTTGACGAACCTGTTTCGGATTATCAACCGACATACGCTTACGCGTAAGTCCTTGGGTTGTTTAACACCCGAGCATAAAATAAGTTGAACACCAACTCTTACATATGAGTATAAAGATGTACGGAACTATCCAATAAAATAGTCGGTGGTTTGTAGGTAACTTCTCGGAGGGTAGTAACCTAACTAAGTTGTGAATGACTCATTGAAAAAAACAGACTGGACGGGAGTTCGAATCTCCCCGGCTCCACAAATATGAAAGGAGTATATTGTGAATACACATAAGTGGATAGCGTCACTAATAGTAGTGACTCTAATACAAGGATTTTTCTCTGTTAACATAATGAAGAAGAATAGAGAAACATATAAAGGTTATATTGATATCTTAAAGGATGAAAATGAATACTTACATGACGAGTTAAAATATTTCTATGAACATGGTGTAGAAGTTGTTGTCACTATGTATCAACCAGTTTATCCACAAACAGATAAATCACCAGATATAACGGCAGATGGAACAAGGATACGTATTAGTAAAGCGTCAGAATACAAGTTTGTAGCTCTTTCGAGGAATTTATTGAAACGATGGGGTGGCCCATTTGACTATGGAGATTTTATTTTAATTAAAGGAACAAAGGATAAAGATGGTGTGTATAATGTTAGAGATACTATGAATTCAAAATGGGTAAATGTAGTAGATATATTAGAATCTAAACACGTACAACCATACAAGTATGAAAATGTACAAATTTATCCAATGAATTGGCCAGATACAGATAGGATAAAATTAGTATCGAATAGTTAAAATAAATTGGAATTTAGGAATATTAAAAGATATTTATTAATAAGAGGTTATAATGAAAAATCAAAACAAAAATCAAAACAACGACCCAATAGCTTGGGGAACAAGAATCGAAGGTAGACAATTAGTAGTGGAGTGTCCGTTTGGAAACCATGAACATTTACATGGGGTTTCAGAAGGTGGAAGAGTACCACATTGTGATGGTGGAAACTTTTATGTCGTAAAACATAAACCAGGATTAGAAATATGAAACAACTAAATCCAGAACAAATCCAATCTAATTGGAATAATTTACGTCAAATAATTAGTGATACATTTGACGGCGAACGTCTTGTAAATCTAAACAAGATGTATGATTACTTTGAAGATAGAATGTGTATGGCACCAGCTAGTGGTAAAGAACACTATCACAACGCTATGGTAGGTGGTTATGTAGAACACGTATTACACGTAACTAAATTTGCATTAGAGTTAAAAGAATTATGGGAGAAGAATGGTGCTACCATAGATTTTACCGATGAAGAATTAATCTTTGCAACTCTACACCATGATTTAGGTAAAGTTGGTGATTTAGACCACGATTATTATATTCTAAATGAGTCTGAGTGGCATCGTAAGAATCAAGGTAAGATTTTTGTTCATAATCCCAAGTTACAATACATGACTGTTACTGATAGAGCTATTTGGTTATTACAGCACTTTAATATACCAATGAATCAAACAGAATATCTTGGTTTAAGATTAACTGATGGTATGTATGAAGAAGCAAATAAGGGTTATTTGGTTACATATCAACCAGAATTCTCGTTACGTTCTAATATTTCTCGTATTTGTCATGCAGCCGATACTATGGCTACATTCATTGAAGGTGACCAATGGAAAAGAACTGAACAAGAACAAGAAAAGGTTGTAAATAAATCTGTTAACAATATTAAACAAGCCGTAAATGGTAAAATGGAAGAATCAGTAAAAGAAAATGGTCTTTCTAAAAAACACGAAGATTTGTTTAATGAATTATTTGGAGAAAAATAATGGTTTTTGAAATAGCTCTTGGAGCATGTAGTATTTTATTGTTATCTTCTTTGTACATAAATTGGAATTTACTAAAGAAGACAGAATTACTTGAAACTTGGATGGAAGAAACATCAGATATGGTTCAGAATACATATATTGAATTACAAAAGATAGATTCTACTGGACATTTTGAATCTGATGATGAAATTGGTTCAGTTTTTGAAGGAATAAAATTAACAATTGAAAATTTAAATGATTATGTAAATGGAGAAAACATTAATGGGTAGAAAATTAAAAAAAGGAAGTAGTCGTTATTACTTTACACAAATAACAGAAAATGCTATAATTAGATATAATAAATCGGAAGACCCGCGGTTAAGAAATAAAATTTATAATGAACATATTGCTAAAGCATTTGATAAATTATGTGAAAATATAATTCATACATTTAAATTTTATTATTTTGATGTATCAAGTGAAGATGTAAAACATGAAGTAGTATCTTTTTTAGTTATGAATATGCATAAGTTTAAAGAAGGTAAGGGAAAAGCTTTTTCTTACTTTAGTATTGTAGCTAAAAATTATTTAATTTTACACAACAATAAAAATTATAAATCATATAAACAAAAATCAGATATGTCTGTATTAGATTATGGTGGTAAAACTGGAGCTGATAAAAAAGTACAAATGGATGATTTCGTAGATGAAACTTCACTATTTTTAGAGGAAACTTTAAGATTCTGGGATATAAATTTAAATAAAGTTTTTAAACGACATCGCGATATAATGATTGTTGATGCTATTTTAGAATTATTTAGAAGGAGAATGTTTATTGAAAACTTTAATAAGAAAGCTCTTTATATTTTAATTAGAGAAATGACTGGTTCTAATACACAACATATTACACGAGTTGTTAATACTTTAAAAAAGTATCATAAACGACTTGCATATGAATATAATAATTTTGGTCAAATAAATGTTGATTATACTGGGTCAATGATAAATTCAGATATGCATTTTAATAGTGGTGAACCATATAACTTTAGTTTTTAATTATAATATAACACGCCACAAAGTAAAAAGGGGAACATAGTTCCCCTTTTTTTGTGTGACTACTTCTTATATAGTCCTACTAAAAATAGTAAGGCTAGTAATCCAGCGAATCCGCTGTTACCAAAACCATTAATGATAGCGGTCAAGTTTCCTATCACACTAACACCGAACACTCCAGACCCAAACAGTACTTCAACAATTGCTCCAACAGCAATAAAGTTTAGTAAAGTTGTAGTTAGACCTGTTATCCATTCGTTTACGGTTGCCATAATCTCTTTCATAATGTCTCTCCTTTCGACAAGTTGTTATAGAATACCTTATAAATAACTATTATATATATTGGATTTAATCATGCTATATATATGTATTAATCATGGTTGCTGTATTTTGATAAATCTAAGTTAGGTAGTGGTTTTTCTATTTTCAAATCTTTTAATTTAGAATTAGCTACTACTAATTTAGAACCACCGACTATTTTACCATCTACAATATGATAGATAAAAAATACAGTTTTCCACATACTGACTCTTACTATACGGCCTGGTGAGCCATCAACTTCAACGACATCATCTTCGTTGTAGTCGTTTCCTAAAAATATCATTAAACCATCAACGGCTTCTTGTATAGTACTTTGAAATAGAAGGGCTATAATACCCGTAAGAAATAACCAACCATACTCACCGATAAGGTTCTCTATTAATGTGTTATCCACGAGTTCATCCTTTGTTGGTTAGTTTTGTTATTAATAAATATCATATATATTAATCAATTTTCAAGAAAAAGATATTTATTATTGGGTTATAACACTATAAATCATTAAAAATAAAATAGGAAAAAATCATGTCCAAAGATTATGAAATATTTGAGGGAAAAACTCTTTCAGATTTATTTGAAGATATTTACAAGAATACAGAGACAAATCGTAAGCAGCTTGATGTATTAACACGAGAAATAGTACAATTTATCAAAGATGGTGATACTGCACTACAAATAGTTCCAATGATTAAAGAATATTTGGAAATAAATGTTAAAAATGATGACCAGCTTGTAAAATTAGCGGCAGTTATTCAAAGATTAATAGCGGCAGAGACTAAAGCTGGTAGTGAAAATGAATTTGGTTTATCTGAAAAAGAAAAAGAACAACTTATGAGTGGTTTGCATGATACTGTTGATGAAATACAAAAAGAATCAGATGAAATACAAAAACAAATAGGAATTTTAGATTAATATGGCATATCACAACCGAGAAAAGAAAAAAAGTTTACCAACATTACTTGGCGGATTAACAAGTTTTGGTTCTGTTTCTAATTTAATAAAAAATTTAAAATCTGAGGATGAATTTTATGAATTAGAAGTTGGAGAAGTATTAGATACTCTTTTAACTTACAACGATTTAAAAGAAAAAAAACCAGTTCTATCTTCGGCATCAATAAGTGGACAAGAAACTGAATTTAAAGATATAGGAATGGCCAAGATTAGATTGATAAAAAGTCAAAATGGTCTTGAAGAGAGTTCGTGTAGTTGGTATTATCCATTAGAATCAAATATAAGACAATATCCGTTAAAAGGTGAATATGTTGTTTGCGTAAATTATATTGGTATGAAATTTTATACACAAACTTTAAATTTTATTTCACATATCAATACAAATTCTGTGCCTGGATTGAGTGATGTGATTGATAAACCAGACCCAGGAATTTTTTCTAAAATGTATGCGTTGATGGACGCGGGAGAAGAACCACCAAGAGAAGAAAAAGAAGATACATTTACTATTGGAGAGTTCTTTACAAGAAATAGGTTAATTAGACAATTAAAACCATATGAAGGTGATATTACTATACAAGGTAGGTTTGGTAATACTATAAGACTTGGTAGTAATATATCAGATGATGATGATTTAGGTACAACTGGTTTACCAGAAAATGAATATGGGCCATCTCCAAGTATTAAAATTAGAGCTGGTCAATTAACAGATTATTATAGTTCAGAAGCTGGAATGGATGGACAATTTGATGAAGAAGATAGTCCTAATATAGAAACGTTTGAAGAAAAGTTTTTTGAATTAGGACATGGATTGGATGCGTATGTAGTAGAAGATATAAATGCTGATGCATCATCAATATACTTAACTACTAATGAAACTGTACCACTAAATCCTGTTACTAACACTATGGGTGCACGTGTACATCATGCTCATTTAGAATATCCACCAACGTTTGATGGTAAACAAATAATATTAAATTCAGATAAGATTGTTTTTAATACTAAACAAGGTGGATTATATAGTTATACTAACTTGAGTACTTATTTTGCTACCAATACGGCGTTTGTTGTTGACGCGGAACGTGCTATTAGTTTAAATTCTCCAGGTCTTATTGGTATGCACACAGAAGGACAAGTTCATATTAGAGGTGAAAAGGATGTTGTAATAGATACTGGAGATTCTAAACTTTATCTTGGAACTTCTCCTAAAGATGACCAAAAAGGTGAATTGGAACCAGTTGTTAAGGGTGATGCTCTTGTAGATGCTTTAAAAGAATTAACTGATATTATTATGGCATTAAAATATCCTGGTACACCTGGTATTATAGCAAAACCTAACCAAGAAATACTAAAAAAATTTAAACAAGACCTTGAAACAAATACATTTGGGTTTTTAAGTGTAAGAAATAAGACACAATAATAATGCCTTTAACAGAAAAAATACCAAAATTAAATACAGAAGAGTTTTACAATAAAGTAAAAGATTTTCATTTACAAATATCTGGACAAATAGACGGGCCTTTAAAACAAGTTGAAACAGAAAGTATGGATGAGTGGTTAATGAAACTTGCCGATGCTATGTCAAGATATATACAAGATTATATTGAAAAAGTAGAGATAGTTGGTGATACTACTGCACCAGATACTCAATTAAATCCTGGTGTTCCAGACACTTATGGAGCATTTACAATGGCACCAGGTCCTGTGGTAACCGATTCTGATAGAGGTAAGTTTGAAGGAACTTTATTACATTTAGTATTTTTACCTGGTATTACTTCTAAGTATGGAATAATAAAACAAAATTTTGGAGAGATAAAAAATCAAGGAGAATACTTTATAGAAACAAATTTACCGCCTCCAGTTGAACAACCAGAACCAATAACTCTTGATAATCCAGAGTTTGATAAACCAACGTGGGATGGATATTATGATGATATGAACACTAAGGAAAAAGAATATGACTCTGCAGTAAAGAAATGGGAGAATGGTAAAACTGATATAGTAGATAATCAAGCTAAACTGGAAGCGGCAATGGATGCTAGTCTGGTGGAGTGGAACTCTGCTATAAAAAAGTTTAATGACTATGATGCTGAGAATCCCGAAATTTTGAATATTGAAGTAGATGCTCCGTCAGAACCTGACCGAACAATGGGAAATATAACTGGTATTTATTTACAAGTTAATGATAATAGTGGAACAGAATTAGAACTTGAAAGAATTCCACTTGCTACTAAAGTTGAAATAAAAAAAGATAGTTCTACTGGGATGTATATAATAGAAGAAAAGATTCCAATGGGTGATTATATTTATTTTAAGTTAATACCAGGAGTTGTTGAAGGTTCTTTGATTGAAGCAGGGGCTATTGAGTTAAATTGGGAAGCAGATGCTGGTAGTTTAGCTCGAATTCAGTTAAAAGAAGAATTATTTGAGGTTTATAAGTTGAAACCAGATGATTCTCTTTCACATGAAGAAAATATTAGAAAAGTAGCCGAATTGACGGCGACTGCAATAGATAATTTTGTAGAAAGTGGTGATGTAATTATGCTTACAGATACACCAGATATAAGAATTGATAAAAATATACCAAGTGTTGGCCCTATTGTAACAACTGGTAAAACAACGAGCGAAGGTATTCCAATGTCTATGACTACAATGGGTATTGGTAAGGGTAAAGTAGTTGAACGAGAAACACCAAAAGAAACTTTAATTAATAATTTAACATTATATGGTAGACATTTCGGGCCTGAAGTTGGGGTAACTGGAACTATAGACCAAATTTGTTCTTACGAATCATATGGATTTGTAGATTCTATTCATAGTTATATAGTAACTTGTTTGGTACAAGGTGAACATATAATACCACTATTAGTATTTATGCCTGGTACTACAACAAGTGATACCGTATTGACACCATCGGCTACAGGTGTTACTCCAGTTCCTGGATATGTTGGAGCTACATTAATTCCTTGGCCAATTGTTCCACTATCATCAATTGGGGATGTTGGTCATGGGGTATTTGATGGAGCAGATGGTGGATATTCTGTAGATGAAGATTGGACAATTCAACTACCAGAGTTAGATGAAATGTGGAAAGAAACTGTTTTCAAAGAGATTGGAAATGTAACTACTTTACAATATGAAGTAGAAAATATAACAGCCGCGTCTGGAGTTAGAGGATAATTATGGCAGTAGAAATAGATACAAGAATTCCAACGGGGAAGGTTACTGATATGAAAGGATATCCACGTGTTAATGATGAATTAATCAAACTGGGTCAATATATTTATGAGTTGGATTTATTAAGTGGAACTGATAATGACGAGTTAATTATAGCTGGTAAAAAGATGTGGACTTTAGATGTAACAGGTGATGTATTATGTACACCAACAAAAATAGTATGTAAAGGTAATTTTACTTGTGATATAGTGGTGGATGAAGATATAGATGCTATGTTTGATAATATGGTCTGGAATGAGATACCAGATATTGTTGATGCCGAAGGGTATGAAGAAGAAATGGCAGAGTTGGCATTACAACAAGCTGTTGAAGATGATTGGTATACAATAATTCAATCTATGACAGAAGAAGAAAGAGCAGCTGCATTTGCGGGTCGGGAATGGGTACAAAGTGGTATGTATGATGGGGGATATGATGTATCGGCACATACCGATTATGATGAATATAATTCAGAGCTAAAAAATGCATTTAATATGGGTATTAATTATGAATTGGGTTAAGGTTTTAGATTAAAAAAAGGAGTTAATAATGAAGAAGAAACAATTTATTAATATTATTGAAAGAATAGTAGAAAATATAACAGCCGCGTCTGGAGTTAGAGGATAATTATGGGCGAAAAATTAAAATTAGGAAGTGTTATTGATATTAAAGGAAATCCACTTATAATGGGCGAGGTAGCTAAAATGGGTCAAGAAGTATATGAAGGTGAAGATATTATTGGAATTCAAGGTGACATGATAATTATTAGTGGAAAGAGTTTATCTATTATAGAAGAAGATGGTGATGTATCATGTACACCAACTAAACTTACAGGTAATAATGATTTTGAATGTGTAATAGAACAAGATTTGGATTTAGAGGCGATGTGGGATAATGTTGTGTGGGAAGAAATTACAGATATAGCAGATTTGGATACACAAGAAGTAGAAAATTTAACAGCAACAGCAGGAGTAAGAGGATAGTTATGGCCAAAGCTATTATAATGAAAACATCAGGTATTGTAACTGTAAATGGAAAGAATGTAAAAGCTGGAAAATTTTTAAATGATGGTGATGTTGTTAAAACTGGCCCTGAAAGTTTTACCGCTTGGATTTATACTGATGATAAAACTCAACGAAAAATGAGAGAAAATCAAACATGGACATTTACAGATATGACTAATGAAGAAATGAGAGCAGAGGCTGATGAGAAATATGGTGGAAGGGCTCCAGGCAGTCAATTAATAGCCACCGCTAAAAGAAGTAATAAAGAAGCTGAAGCTCGTGGATTTGTATTACAAGTTCCAACGGGTGTAGCTGGAGTTAAAGGTTAATAGGAGATTGTTATGAATAAAAAACGATTTATAAACATTATTGAAAAAATAGTAGAAAAGAAAGTTAAAGAAGAACTACCAAAACAATTAAAAGAGATATTTATTAAAGAGGACTTTAAAGATGAAACGGTAGATTTAAAATCTTTATCAAAAGAATTTATTCCACCAGATGATAGTGAAATTAAAGAAGAAGTCACTTATTCAAACAATGAGACTATAAATAAAATTCTTAATGAAACTAAAGGCGGAATTGTATCAAATAAATCTGGTTATGAAGAATATCCAACTATGACTGGTGATACATTTGATAGTAATCGCGTTGGTGAATTAATGGGATATGGTAAATCAGACGAAGGTAAAAGAGAAATGGGAGCAGTTGATACTATAAGAAAAGCGGGTGTTAATGTTGAAGATGTTCCTGACCATGTTCAAAATGCTTTAACAAGAGATTATAGTGAAGTAATGAAAGCTATAGATAATAAAAAAGGAAAATAGTAAATGGGTGCATTAGAAAATGATTTAAACCCAGATACTTGGATTGGATTATCATTTCCACTTGGTAGGTCTACGTCTGGATTTTTTCAACAAACACAAACAACGTTAGAACAAACGTCACATAATATAAAAAATTTATTATTGACAATGAAAGGTGAACGACCATTTTTGCCAGAGTTTGGTTCTGATTTATATTCTATTTTGTTTGACCCAATTCAAAGTGATACAACAATGAAAGTGGAAGAAGCTATTAAAGATGCTATAAAAATGTGGTTACCACACGTAGTTGTTAATAGAATTGATGTTATCGTAGATGAACAGAATCCAAATCAAATTGATGTTTCATTAGAGTTTGGTGTTACTATAGAACCAGGCGTATTTGATTCTTTACAATTAACTTTCTTTTCCAATTTTTAGGAGATTTAAATGGCTACACCGGCAAAATCAGAAAAAAAAGAAGTAAAATATCTTAGTAAAGATTTTTCAAACTTTAAAGATAGTTTAATAGATTTTTCTAAAACATACTTTCCTAACACATTTAATGATTTTAATGAGTCAGACCCAGGTATGATGTTTATTGAAATGGCAGCCTATGTTGGGGATGTATTGTCTTATTATATTGATGATAGATTCAAAGAATCTTTGTTATCTTATGCAGAAGAAATAGAAAATGTTTTTGAAATAGCTCAATCATTGGGGTATAAACCAAAGTTAGCTACACCATCTTCAACAAAAGTAGATTTATTTCAAACTGTTCCAGCTATAGGTAGTGGTGATACTATTAGACCAGATTATAGATACGCTATGAAAGTATTAAATGGTACTCAAATGAAATCAACAAGTGGTATTATATTTAGAATGCAAGAAGATATTGATTTTGCAAATTCAAGTTCTGTAGCACCACGTTCAACTACTATATATGAAACTTCTGGTACAGACCCAAGTAAATATCTTTTAAAAAAGACTGCATCTGTATATAGTGGTGATATAACAACTGAAACATTTACCTTTGGTACAGCTAAAAAATATGATAGAATTGCGTTAGCTAAACCCAATGTTACTGATATTATGTCTGTTACCGATAATGATGGTAATAATTGGTATGAAGTAGATTTTTTAGCAAAAGATATTGTATTTGATGATGTATCTAATGCAGATAGTGCAGACCCAGAGTTATCACAATATTCAGATGATGTTCCTTATTTAATTAAATTAATTAAAACACCAAGGAGATTTACAAAGTATGTAAGAACCGATGGTAGAATGGAATTACGATTTGGAGCTGGTATTTCATCGGGAGCCGACGAGGAAATCATACCAAATCCAGATAATGTAGGTTCTTCTTTACCAGAAGGTGTTTCTATGTTAGATAGAACATTTGACCCGGCTAACTTTTTAAAAACAAAAGCGTATGGATTAGCTCCAAGTAATACAATATTAACTATAAAATATGCTCATGGAGGCGGCGTGGGTCATAATGTAGCCGAGGGTTCTATTCTTGAAATAAAAGAAAAGAATATTAGTTTAACTTCTACTGGTCTTAATAGTGCTACTGTAACCCAAACAAGAAATTCACTTGGAGTTATCAATCCAAATCCAGCACGTGGTGGTAAAGGTAAAGAAAGTGTTGTAGAGATAAAACAAAACGCATTAGCTCATTTTCAAGCTCAAGGAAGGACTGTTACTAAATATGATTATATAATTAGAGCGTATTCTATGCCTGCTAAATATGGTGCTATAGCTAAAGCGTACATAGTTCCTGACGAACAATTAGAAGGAGCTCAATTCCAATTCCAAAAGGAAGCAAATGATGGTACTGGTATTTGGAGTATTGATAAAAGTCTATATGGACAAGATGACTCACCAGAAACTGGAGCTCCAAAAGTTCCTACAAGAATACCCAATCCATTAGCATTAAATATGTATTTACTTGGTTATGATAATAATAAAAATTTAGCTACTACTAATGTAGCCGTAAAGGAAAACTTAAAAAATTACCTTGGTCAGTATAGAATGGTAACTGATGCTATAAATTTAAAAGATGCGTGGATTGTTAATATAGGTGTTGATTTTAAAATTATGACTAAATCTGGATACAATAAAGAAGAAGTATTGTTAAAGTGTATTCAGAAGATTAAAGACTTTTTTGATGTTGATAGATGGGAAATTAACCAACCAATAATGGTAGCAGACATATCATATCAGATATCATTGGTTGATGGAGTAGCTCAATTAATACCATTCTCAATTGATTTAGATGGTGATGGCCCTGGTGACCCAGTACAATTACCAGTTCGTATAATAAACAAGTGGAGAACTTCAAATGGTTACTCTGGTCACATATATGATATGGGAGCGGCTTATAAAAATGGTGTAATATATCCATCATTAGACCCTTGTATTTTTGAATTAAAATACCCAGATAGTGATATAAAAGGTCAAGTAGTAGGGAGTGTAATATAATGCATTATTTTGAATTTGCTACAAAAGATACAACTTTATATGAAGGAAATGCAACATCAAGTCAGAATACTGGTCTTGATGAAATATTAGAAGTACGTAAAGATATGAATGATTCTGGTACACAAATAAATGTTTCCAGAGCTTTAATTCAGTTTGATTTAACGTACATATCAGAGTCAATTAATAGTGGATTGATACCATCTGATGCTGAATACTATTTGAATTTGTATGATGCTAATTCACAAGAATTGGGTTCAAGTGATGTGTTATATGCATATCCCGTTAGTCAATCTTGGGAAAATGGAGAGGGAAGATACCTTGATTGGCCACCAATTACCGATGGTGCGTCTTGGAGGTTTAGAACGGGCCCGACAGCGAATGACCAATGGGTTGATGGTACTAATGATACTGGTGGAACATGGTTTAATGGAACTTCTGGTGCATATACCTTAGAAGCTTCTCAATCATTTACTAATGAAGCTAGTGATGTTAGAATGGATGTAACTGGTATTGTAAACAACTGGATTAGTAGTGGGTCTTCTTATCCGAATGACGGATTTATATTGAAAAGAAGTGGTAGCGTTGGTAATTCAGATTCTACTTTAGCAGAAGGTAGTACTACTAAGTTAGGTCATTTTAGATTTTTTTCACGTGAAACTCATACTATATATCCACCAAAACTTGAGGTAGTTTGGAATGATACTACGTGGAATACTGGTTCGTTGAGTCCATTAACTGGTAGTGACTTACATAGTTTAGAAGTGTATATGAAAGAACTTAGACCAGAGTATCAAGAGGATTCTAAAGTTAGATTTAGAGTTGTTGGTAGAGAAAGATTTCCTGCAAAAACTTGGTCGTCAACCACTACAAATCAAGTAACACCAAAATATTTACCAAGTGGTAGTTCGTATTTTGAAATAAAAGATGCGTATACAGAAGATGTGATTATTCCTTTTGGTAGTGGTTCAATTATTGGTTGTGATTCAACTGGAAATTTCTTTGATGTTTGGTTACAAGGGTTTCAACCAGAAAGAAATTATAGGATTAATTATAAAATAGTAAGTGGTAGTGGAATTGGTGAAGTAGTGCAAATTGTAGATAATGATTTTGAATTTAGGGTGATAAGATAGTGCCATATACAGCAAAAGAATTATATAATAATGAATATTTTAAATCACTTGCTAACGCAGATGAGAAAGAGTATGAATTAAAACTTGATTCGGCGTTGACAAAAGCTAAAATTACAGGTTCAGCACAACCATATGAAATTGATGGTGAATTACAATCATATGAAGATGTTAGAACTGGAATGGGATTAGAAGCACCACATCAATATGTTTATAATAACATGGTTTATAGAAATCATGAAATGAAAAATGAAATTCTTGAAGAAGTTATTGATAGAGATTTTACGTTAGATGATAAACCATTTATAACTATAAAGGATGGAAGATTAATAACTAAACCTGGTAGTAAAACATTATGTTTATTTCAAGATGATGTAAAATATCCAATCCAAAATATGGATTTAGTTTATATGATGGGGTTTAAAAGTAAAGATGTTGTAACGTTGAACCCAGCATTATATGATAGTATAAAACAAGGGCCAGCAATTACTAATACAAGAATGCGTAACGCCGAAGCATTACTTGGTACTCATAGGGATAATGATTTTTTTGTTCCAACGATGGATAGATTAGATGAAGATAAATTACAACAAATTAGAGAAAGATTAGAAGATGGTAAACCAGTTATGGAAACTTTATATCAAATTACTGGCCAAGTAGCTAAATCAGTTCATCAAGTTAGATTATTAGCTAATCAATTAGTTGGTGAACCAATGTTAGCAAGACCTGGTGATATTAAGAATGAAGAACAAAGAGTTGAATATGAAAAAGAAGTTAATAAAGAAATAAAAAGTGAAGGTGCTTTAGCTAGAGATACCGCGGTTCAAAACCGAAGAAACGCGGTTGGAGTAGATGATGTTAGAGGAGTAACGGGTAATAGTTCAAGACCAGCTCCAGTACGAAAATCTGGTGGTAAGTCTTTTAACTCACAAAATAAAATAGGATATTAAGGAGTTAATATGAAAAATTATAAATTAATATGGGGTGGAAAAAAGAATACAAAAGTATTAAGGATGTTACAAGCCGATACTGGTGGAACAACAACTACAACATATATTGAACCTACGGGAGAAACACAAAGTTATCCAATTAATCAAGTGTTAGTTACGCCTGGTAATTTAACCGCGTGGGGTAGTTTAACTATAAATTGGCTTAATAATCCAATTCAAGAACAAACTCATGAAGTAGATGCTACTCAAAATTGGGCTGAAGAACAAGACCAAAAATATAATGAACAATCAGATGCGGATTATATCTAAGGAGAAATTGAAAATGTCAAAGTTATTATGGGGTGGAAAAAATAATACAAAAGTATTAAGAATGATTTCGGAACAAGATACTTTAAATGATAATATTCAACAACAAACACAAAGTACTGTAATTCCTACTGGGACAACAGAAGTTACTGTACCAGCTACAGCTGTAGATTTAAAGATTTTTAAAATAACTGGTGGAACAGATGCCAATCTTGAATTAGTATTTTCAGATGTAGTAGATTCGAGTACTGGATTATATATAGTATCCGCGGCAGAAGTTGTGGAACTTGGTAATGGTAATTTTAGAGCGTCAGTTGATGGTGTAATGAGTAATGATTTTTCAATTAATATTCAAATACAACCACAACCATTACCAGAAGGAACTGTAAATGCAGCTCATTATAAACTTGAACCTACAAGAGAAATTGTAGAAACACTTGTTACACAAATTGTTGCTAATGATAATGGTAAAGTTGATGTTCCTGTTATGTTTGGTGTAGATTATTCAGTATTTAATATTGCTCCACCTGGTAATCCTATAGGTGGACAACAAACAATTACTGGAGGATATACAATACCAGCTCCAACACCAACACCAGTTGCTACAGAAAATCCAATTTTAACACCAGACCCATTTACATTCCCGTCAGAAGAACTTGATGTATGGTCTCGTCCAAATTGGGCTGAAAGTGCACCACGAACTATATCTGGTATTAATCAAGAAGTACAAGCTAATGTTAGACAAGGTTCAACAGGTGTTAATACACAATTTAAAGTAAATGATGGTGAATGGGGAGCACAATCTTTATCTGTTAATGATGGTGATGTTGTACAAGTTAGACTTCAAACGAATAATATTCATCAAGGTATGGGACAATTCAATACTAAGTTACAGAGTAACGCAGGTATAACTGTAACATTAGATGTTGGAAATGGAACATTTACATATAATGTAAGTACACGACATGCCGACCCCTTTGATTTTGCAGAAGATGTTGGTACTACATACAGCCAAACATCTGACCCCTTCGATTTTTGAATGATTTGGCAGTATGGAAATAATATTATTGGAAGCTTAAAATGGCAGTTCATAGATTAAAACCAAAAGATAAACAACTTTTAGAAGTTGGTGGCAATAGACAAGTAGGTATGCCTGGTTATGATTGGCCTCCATTTTTATCTGGTCAAGGTGGAGTTCATGATTATATTGAATGTCACATTTATGACGCTACTGGAAAAAATTTAATTGAAAGTTTTATTACAAAAGATTATACAATAGAAAGTAATAATGTAATAGTAAAACCAGGCAATGATTTACGAAGTAAAGGTTATGTGAGAGGTAAATATCAAGTTAGTTATAATTTTTTAAGAGAAGAGTTTGGTACTGATGAAACTATATTAGTTTATGCACACAACAACGAAGTTTATACTGGTCCAAAAAGATTATATCCAGACAACGCCGACTTACCTTGGTATATTGATGATGATAATTTAATTTATAGTGGAGTTAAGGGCGAAGAAGTTGAACGTAGAAAAGAATTGTTAATAAAAAATAATTCTGCTTGGATACATAAAATTTCAGAAGATAGAAAAGAAATTAGGTTAGTACCAAATAATATTGATAGTGATAGATTTAAAGAATCTTTTAATAATTTAAGACATACAATAAAACATTGGGGTACTAAAAATTTAAATGTAGATATGACTTTTCCAGATGGCCCTGGTGGTAAAACAATTAGATTACAAGGATTACCACGAAGTAAACAATTTACAAAAAAATCTGTTGGTGGTGAATTTATTTTCGATAGAGGTTATATAACACATATTGAACGAAGAGTTTATGAAGAACCAAGATTAATTCTTACAAAAGATATACCTTCGGCTATTTCAGATGAGATTCCACAACCTACTGAGCCTTTAATTCCATATGAAAGACAAGTTATTCCCACAATTAATAAAGCAGTACCCAAATATCAACCATCAAGTACAGGTCCAGATGAATATGATTTTGTTACTTCTATGATTGGTAGTGGAGACTAATTATGATTAGATGGGGTGGAAAAAAAGATACATTAATATTACGGATGCTTGAGCCACAAGACGAGGGAGACTTTGGGCCAAACTGGCCTTATAATATACAAAAAGACCCATTTGACTTTACAAATACAAATCCACCACCAACACAAGACGATACATTCGATGATGTTCCAGTAGAAAGTAATCCAGTTCCAGATTCAGAAGAACCACCAGTATCCGCAGATTTACCAGAAGTTGTAGAATATGAACCAGAACCAATTGACCCACCACCTTTACCTGCAGGTGTATTTCCTGGTGACTCTGATACGTGGGTCAGAGGTACTATTATTGAAAGGAATCAAACAAGGTTAATTAGACTTGATACTTCTTATACATCAGCCGCGTCAGATTTTTTTGGTGATGATGGTACGTCTACAGTAGAAGTTCCATCAACACTTAGTTTTAGTGATGGTGAATTTACATTAGTTGGTGTTGGTAATTCTTTTCAAATTGCAAATACAGCGGCACTTAATGCTGGTGTACCAGAACCATATGTACCTTTGCCTGCAACATATAATATTCAAATAGGTGATACGTTTAGACTTGACAATGGTGAAGAATATTTTGTAGATACTATTGATAATATGGGATTTTCGGCTAATGTACAAGACGAGATTAATGGAATTCAAGCGACAAATTTTGAAATAGATATAACTACAGAAGAAGTTGTATTAGACCCAGTTGTAGAAACATATACTGATAATCAAGTTGATTTTTATGAAATAACAAGTACTGGTGAATCACCAATAAATTTACAAGAAAATACATTACAAGGTCAAGATGGAACTTTTTATGATATAGTACCTGGTGATAGGGTTGATGTAAAATTTAGTCCACCAGCCTCAACTATGACTCCTAATTGGTTGGGTGCATTTTTTGTTCCCATTCATGATATTAGAGAAGTAGCAATAGGTGATGATTATTTTGCGGCATTAGGTTTAACTCAATTTACATTTAGTAATGGACAAACTATTTCGCCCGCTCAAACTCCATTAGAAAATTGGTGGATACAAACTGAATTAAATCTTGGTTCATTAACACCGGCCGACATAGATGCGTATAATGAATGGGTAGCTAGTGATTTTAAAATTGCTCCAATACCACAAGTTGCAATAAAACCATTTGTATTTCAAGTTGGTTCTTATGGGCCACCTGACCCAGAAGACCTTGATATACAAGGTATATCTGATGGTCTTTTATATGGTCAAAATGGTAGTGGTATAGGGTTATTTACATTAATGGAACAACAAGACTCTGGTTACGCTGGAGCCGGTGGTATAAATTATGGTGATATAGCTACTGAAAATGGGATTGGTGTACAAGCAGTTATAGAGATACACCAAAATTTATTAGCACAAATAAATGAATTTAATGCAACAGTAACTCAATTTGAAGAAGAAATAATTACGTGGACAGAAATTTATGGGCCAGATTTAATTCCATTATACGATAGTGACCCAGATAGTGGTACTTATGGTCAAATGTTACCTAATGAATTTCAGCCAGCTCATCCTTTATATGATTGGTTTACTACCGCTATTTCATTAGGACAAATTTCACAAGACCAATTAAATGATTATCAAGCTTGGTTAACAAGTAGTAGAACAATTTCACCATTTTCTATTGCACAATATCCACCACCACCATTTGTTAGTGAATTACCAGAATTAAATTTAAATGGGTGTGTTGATGATAGAGCTATGAATTGGATTCCATGGGCGGCCGTTGATGATGGGTCTTGTATGTATATTCCACATATAGCTGATAGTGTATTATGGCAATGGGGTGATGGTACATACGATGAACAATTATGTGAACCAGGTAATATAGAACCATATAATCATATTTATAGTCAGCCAGGTATTTATACAGTAAATATGTTTTTACGATATATTGATGGTGATGTTGACGCATTTCAAACAAAAATTGCTGTAAAAACTGAACCAACTCCAGTTAAGAATTTATGGGAATGGGGTGATGGTGAGTTTGATGAAACGGAAGGTGAAGATATACCACCAAGTCATATATATAAATCGCCTGGGTCATATCAAGTCACATTAACTACTTTATATAGTGATGGTATAGATACATACACTAAAACAACTTCACGTGAAGTAACAATATTTCCAAATGAAGCGGCTACTATTACTATGTTCGCGTATGGTAAAGAAGAAAATAGTTCTGATATAGAAAATGAAATGACATTTATTATCAGTGCTAAAGATGTGGATGGTCAAATTGTAAAGTATGAATTTGATTTTGGAGATGGTTCTGATGTTATAGAAAAGGATGTTGAGTTAGAAGATAAAATATATCATGATACAGAAACTTTTACTGAACGTAAACGATATAGACGACCAGGTGCTTATGTAGCTAAAGCTAGTGTAAGAGATAATAGTGGGAATATTAGTACTACACATAAAATTATTTATGTTGATGATGTAAAATATATTCCAACATATGAACCATATGTTGCACAAATTACTGATGTTATATCACCAACAATTATAGAAGTTGATAGGAGTTGGGCAGAAGAAGCTCAATTTGTTAAACACGTGTGGGGTAATCCTGGTACACCAGCTCCAAATGAAGCCGAAGATGGTGAGTGGGCCCATGGAAAAGAATGGGAATATCCATTTAAAAGAGCACAATCTAATTGGAGATTAAAAGAAAAAAGAGATTTGAGAACACTTATAAATTTAGGTAGTGATAGAGTTTCATTAGTAACAAATTTTAGAAGTGATAATTTAAGTTTTAAAAATTGGCCAAATTCTGTAGTTTTTAAATTATATAGACCATTACCCAAAAGTGTTAATGAAAAGGATTTTGTGTGGGTTTCAAGAGAAATGTTACCACCACTTGCCAAAGTTATTAATTTAATAGATTTTGTTGATGAAAAAATAGATGGTATAGTATTGAGACAACCAGATTATTGGTCTACAGAACTTCCATTTGAAAGTACAAGAACTGATTGGAAAAATAGACAAAATATTGTATCAAGTAATTCTGATGTTGCTAGCGAGTTAGAAGATAAATTTATTAGTCAAAGTGATTTGAGTGTAGAATTGAATCACGATTATACTAATTACGAAAACTTTGTAAAATTTAGTTCTATACAAAAAAGATATGATAATTTTGAATATAAAATTAAACGTATAGAACATTATAATAATTTAAGTTCTTCACTTATACCTATAAGTGGTTCAACATCTGATATAAGAAGTGCAGAAAGAAGTGTACGTGAAGTTAAAAATAGTTTTGATGGATTTGAAAAGTATATGTATTTTCAATCTTCATCTTATACAACAAGTTCACTTGGAGAATTACATGATACTTCTTGGCCAAAAGTAAGTGGTACAGGAACTTTACTTAATCCATATGTTTTAGCTCCAACTACATCAAGTCAATATTTAAGTTGGAAAGCTGGAAACGATGATAGTGCATCTTTACATGATAGACAAAATTTAGATAGGTTGGTAAACAATTTACCATTGCATGTTAGAGATGATGATAGAAATGAACAATTTTTTAGATTTGTAGATATGATTGGACATCATTTTGATGATATATGGTTATATACAAAAGCTTTAACTGATATAAATCATCGTACTAATAAAGTTGATGAAGGATTATCAAGAGATTTAGTACATGAAGTAGCTAAAGGATTTGGTTGGAAAGTTTACGATGGTAAAAATTTAATTAGTTTACCAAAACATCAACTTGGTATAGAAGTATCTGGTTCTGATAATGTAGCAGTACAAACATCAGCCGAGTCTGAAAGAGATATTACACGAGAAGTTTGGAATAGAATATTAGTTAATATGCCATATTTCTTAAAAACAAAGGGTACTTCTCGAGCATTAAAAGGATTGATTAGTTGTTATGGTTTACCAACAACAATATTACGTGTAAGAGAATATGGTGGACCTGTTTTACCAGAACAAAATACTGCATATGAAGTAACTCGTAAATATAGAAGGTCTTTAAATTTCTATGGTAGTCAACACGTAGAAACAACTTGGACTGATGATACAAATACTGGTAGAGTACCTGATACGGTAGAGTTTAGATTTAGAGCAGTACAATCTGGTAGTGGAGAATTTAAACAAGTACTTTATCAGAAGGGTACTGATTGGGCAATTACATTAAAGGACGATGGTTCAGAAGACAACAATGGTTACTTAACATTTGCTATAACTGGTAGTTCTTCTAACGCAGAAATATCATCTTCATTGTTACCAGTTTTCGACAACGAGTTCTGGTCTGTAATGTTAACGAGGAAAAGTGCAAGTCAGGCACCAATGGTAGACGATGGTAATAGTCGTAATATTGACTATGAGTTATTTCTTAAAAAATATGACGCTACAAGAAATAGAATTTACTATCAATCTTCTGCAAGTTTGAATGTAGATGGTCGTGGTGGTGGTGCTCCACAAGGAATGAATAATAGATTCCAACAAGATGCCGATGCATACATTGGTGGTGATACTACAAGAACATTTGGTAATCAATTTACTGGTTCAATGATGGAATTTCGTTATTGGAATTCACCTTTATCACAATCTCATTTTGATAATCATGTTAGAGCTCCAAAAACTTATAATGGTAATCATCCGTCAGCGTCTTATACTGATTTAGTTTTAAGATATTCGTTTAATAAAGAAGCTAATCATGGAACTGGTTCTATTGATATACTTGATACAAGTGCAGACCAAAGTTATATACAAAGTGGTAGTGCTAGAAATTATCCAGATAGGGATAGTTACGGTTATACTGAAGACGTAGAACAATTTGTACTTCCAAATTTTGGCCCACAAATGAGGCGAGCTACGAAAATAAGAATTGAAGAAAATAGATTGATATATGGAAGTAAATTATCAATAGATAGTAGAAATGAAGTTAGTGCATATGATTTGACAAGTACAGATTCAAATAAACTTGGTGTTTTCTTTGCACCAACTGATGTTATAAATGAAGATATTATGTTTTCGATGGGTAACTTGGATTTTTCAGATTATATTGGTGACCCAAGAGACCAATTTAAAACTTATTATCGTGGATTAAGAAAAATAAAAGATTTATATTGGCAGAAATATACTTCACCTAATAGTTTTTGGGATTATATGAGAATTTTAAAATTCTACGATAAAGCTATATTTGACCAAATAAAAAGTTTAATTCCAGCTCGAGCTAATGCCGCGTTAGGTACTTTAATTGAGTCAAATATATTTGAACGTTCTAAAGCTATTATTGGTCAACCACCAGAAATTGAAAATACATATTATGAAGATTTTATTGATTTAAATTATGCCGAATCTGCTAGTGGTCAATATCTTGATACTGATGGATTCATTAGTGAATCTATGTATCCAAGTTTTACTGGTACAGAAGATTACTATCAAACATTTATTAGCGAATCCATGTACCCAAGTTTTACTGGTACACAAGATTACTATCAAACATTCATTAGTGAATCTATGTATCCAAGTTTTGTTGGTACACAAGATTATTATCAAACATTTGTTAGTGAGTCTGTAATACCATCTTTTTTTGGTCAATATCTTGATACCGATGGATTCATTAGTGAATCTATGTATCCAAGTTTTACTGGTGAACACAATGACTACACAAGTAGTATAAATATTTTTTCAGATATATTCTCGTGGAGTGGCACTTATGAAGATTTTTCAACATTATCTTTATATGGCCCCAATTCTTCTACTACAATAGATACTTATGATACATTCCTTATGCCATCATTATATAGTTTTACTAATAATACAAGAGGTGATAACATATATAGTGGTTCTTATATAGCAGGTCACAATGGTGGATATTCTGGTGGACAAGATGGTAAGGGTATTTTTGAAGAAGTAACTATACCTATGATTAGCAGTTCGAGACTATCAGAATATCATAAAATAGAAGAATATTTTTATAATTCTAAAGAAAGTTTTTATAGAGCAGGTAATATGAATATTAAAGAACATCAAAGATATCATTCAAATTCTTCTTCATTAAGTCCTGCCGAAGTAACACCACTTTATGAGAGTACTACAGCTTTAAGAAATTTATTATTTGATGGTTGTAAACAGACGGATGATACAACGCCAGATGGTAAAGAATCAGTAGAAGTAATTATAACTTCACCAACTATTTTAACAACAAAAGAATCAGGCGATTCTAAATTAAGTGTAGAATAAAAACACAAAAAACTAAAACAATGATATTTATATATGAACGAAAAAGTTATTTTATACCAAAAATTTTGGTGACGAATATTTATATATGAATACAAAATTAATCACTGGAGATAAAACATGGGATTTTTAGATAATTCTTCAACAACCGTAGATGCCATCTTAACTAAGAAAGGTCGAGAGTTATTAGCTCGCGGTAGAAATGAATTCAAAATTAGTAAATTTGCATTAGCAGATGATGAGATAGATTATACGTTATGGGATGTAACAAATTCACTTGGTTCGAACTATTATGGTGCAGTTATTGAAAATATGCCATTGATAGAAGCAGTACCAGACGAAAATCAAGTAATGAGATATAAGCTAACTACATTACCTAAGAATACGGCTAAAATGCCTATTCTTGAACTTACTTCAACTTCTCTTGAATTTAAGAAAGCTGGTGTTAAACAAACAATTACACCAAATACAAGAAATGCGTCAGATGCTACTCTTGGATATACATTTGTTTTACATAATTCGGATGCATGTAGAATGATGGTATCTGCTGGTGGTGAAGTATCGGCTCAAGGAGCTACAATACCAACTTTTATTGGTGATGATGATAGAAAGAATTCAATTACTGTTGTAGCTAAAGCAGTTGATTTAATTGCAAGAACATTATCGTCTGATATTAATACACAACTTACTATCGTTGGTAATGAAACTGGTGCGACATATACTATTCCAATAACTATTAGTGCTGATGTTCCAGTAAATGTAACTGCTGAGTAGGAGATAAATCATGGCTAAAGGAAAAAAGAAAAAGGGATTATCCACACAAGAAATTATACAGATAGAAGATGCTGTAAAGTCTGGTAAAGGAATTGGTGGTTTATCAGTTGCATCTAAACTTCTTGGTAAGAGTATTGGTAGACCCGCCCCAATAACAAAACCAAGTATCTATACGGTCTTTGACCCAGATAATGATATACTTGAAAATATGAAGGCGGTGGTTTCGTCTCCATTGTGGTCTGGAAATACTGGTAGTTTAGCTACATATTTCACTTCTTCGGCACAAAGTGCGTCAAGTGGTGAGTATTATAATGATATTTATGCAGTAGACCCAAGTGATGATACAGCTCAAGTTCAATTTGGTATTGCGTATGGTCATTATGCTGGTAGTGGTTCAAAGGCTACCGGTGGTGATAATGCCGCTTCAAAAGCTATGTATTCACAATTTAGAAATATTTTATTGACACCAAATGATACTAAATTTACAATGGCTGGTAGTGTTGATTCAGATGATGTTTATATAATTTCTGCTAATAGAGCACGAATTAGAGAAAAAGTTGACCCAGGTAATTGGGAACTTTGGTTAAGTGGTAGTAGTGGTGTAGATACAACTGGCCAAACCTATTGGAAACTAATTGATGATAGTGGTGCAACAGTTGACCCATCAGTAAATAAGGGTGGAAGAGTATTCAACATTGTTTCTGGTTCATTAACTAATGGTGTAGCGGAAACATCAATAGCGGCAACAAGTCAACCAAATGGTGGACTTGGGTTGTTTTATCCAGATTTAGGTATTTGGATTATAAGTGCCGCTCAAGCTGATGGTTCTGGTTCATTTGGTACTGATAGAGGAATCACAGGTGCTGAAGAAAACATCCAGAAGTTCTATAACGCATTTGTTGGTGGTGGTAAATTTCAAGCTCGTAGAGAGGAAAACATTTCTTCCACACATTATTTTTGTAGAGTAAGGAATAAGAGATATAATTTTAGTAATAATCCTACATTCTTTACACAATCTGATGGTTCGTTTAATAATCCATCGTTTCATAAAGACCCAAAGACGTATATTACTACTGTTGGGATGTACAACGATGAAAATGAACTATTAGCTGTTGCTAAACTAAGTAAACCTTTATTGAAATCTTACGCTAGGGAAGCTATTATCAAAGTCAAATTAGACTTTTAGTCTAAAGGAGAGGGTCATCTATGATATTTAAAAATCTCGACCCACAAGACGCGTTAATATCACCCTTTAAAACATTTAAAGATTTCACATTCACAAATGTTGATAGCGGTAGTGGTGTTTACGCGATAGAAGGGTTATCTGGAAGTTGGCACAACTTCAACACATCAACTGCGGAATCACATTCATTTGGAGATTATTCCACTATTTCTGCTAGTTTAGGTAAAGACCCTTGGAGTCTTGGTACTTGGTATAAGATTCCAACTTATTGGTCTATGAGACACTTATATTATAGAGATGGTAATAAACCATTTCATAGTTTTGGTAATACAGATACCAATAAATGTTATAGAGACTTACATAATAGAGTAAATGTTATATCAATACCCCAGAAATTTTATAGTGAAGGTATAAAACCTAAGAGTGTTAAGTTAACAGACGATAGCACTGATGTAACTTATACAATATATGATGATGGTCAAGGGAATTTATATGACAATACTTATTCTGCTAGTTTCGCGGCATTTAAAAGTAGTAGTTGGGATGGTTCAAATTTAACTGCAGAAGGTAGTGGTAGTGCAATAGGTAATATTTTTTATGAACATGGGGTCATTACAATTACAGATACTGGTTCTTATAGTCAGGTAGGACTTGGAAATGGTACAGATGGTTGGGAATTGGATTTTAAAGCTAGTCATACCATATATGAACATGAGTATATGTGTAATATTGGTAAAACAGAATTCAATACAACAACTAATATTAGTGCTACTTCTGGTAGAAGTGGTAGTATAACTGTTGCTCCAAATTCACCAGACACGTGGAGGGTATTTGCACCTGGTGATAATCCAGATGGTGGAAGTGGTTCTGTAAAAACAAGTTATAATGCTACCGAATTCGCTATTAATCATACAACACATTCAGATTTCTCGCCATATGTAACTACAGTTGGTTTATATAATGACCACAACGACCTTTTAGCAATTGGTAAGTTAGGTAGACCTATTAAACGTGATAAAGATGAAGCATTTTCAATTGTCGTTAGGTTTGATGTATAAAATATTCTAAAGTATGATATTTATAGTTGTATAGATAGAATAAAAATATTGGGAGAAATTAAATGTTAAAAAACATTTTCATAGGACTATTATTGTCTACTTCTTTGTTTAGTCAAGATATTATACTAAACTTTTTTAAGTACTCGACTGCGTATGCAAGTTTTAGTTTAAATGCACCACGACATCAAGAGGATAGGTTTAGTATTGTTGGTGGATTGGATACTGGTGACTTGGAAGTTGAAAGGGAAGAAAGAGAATTAAAAGCTGATTTTCAAAAATCATTCGGATTGAGAAAAATTGGTCGTTTCAATTATGAACCAAAACGAGGTGTTAAGAATGCTGGTAATGGTGGAACTTGGTACGATGGTTCAGAAAAAAACGCGAATGAAAATGCAACATTTGGTTCAGTTAAAGGTTGGGAATATTTAATAAAATGGACTGAAGGTCGTCAATGGGGAAATGAATATCTTAATCAAGAATATTGGTTGAGATATACTGGTAATTGGTTCATGGCTAAATTAGGTTGGACGGAACTTGGTTTAGAAGAAATAACTTATGGTCAAGGTGATTTAAGATTAAAGTGGTCACCAGAATTTTTAGGTAATCAGATAACATTTAGTGTTGGTGCAAAACATAGACAACATCCTGTATATGGATTTGATGCTATGATATTAGATACAACTTGGTATAGAGGTTCTTGGTGGGATTTTGCCGAAGATGCTTTTGGTATGGATGATAAAAGATGGTATATAGTTGATGAAGATAATGTATATCATGAAGGTCACTTAGTATATTACGACGCAGAGTCAGATACTTGGATTGATGTACCTGGTGATGGCCCATTCTTTAATGGAGATGGTGAATTTATTGGGTATGATTATATGTGGGAAACTTCCGATGGAGAAATTATTGCATGGACGGATAGAGAATTTTTTGTTTATCATTTTCCAGGATTGTTAGAATCATACATGAATGGAATAAAAAAGGGTTTAGGATATCAAAAAGAAACATCTTTAGTAATAGGTACTGATTATTATCATTATGGAGATAGGTGGTGGATACATGCGTGGGGTAATTGGTTACCTTATCATTATGGACATGATAAATATTCATATCACAACGCCTCTTCTTATATAGACCATGTAGATGAAGGTAAAGAACCTTCTGATTTTATGTATATGGAGTCAATGTGGATGAGTTGGAATGATTATGATTTTGGTGCAATTTTTGGAATTAAAGTACAGGAAAATTTAGGACTTTTTGCGGAAGGCCGTTATTTATATTACTGGGAACGACCAGCGTATGATTTTAAAGTTGGTTTGAATTATCAATTTGTAGGATTTAGTAATGCCGAATAGTAAAGCTAAAGATAGAAAACGAAAAAGACGGATGTTAAATAAAAAGTGGGCAACGGAAGGTCGAACCGCTAGTCAACATAAAAAATGGTTAGAGAAAAATAAAAATAATCCAATTAAAAATATATATGGTAGATAATAATGTATGGAATGATAAATAAAGCAATAAGAACTTTAGTTACACGAGAAGCAGGTGAAGAAGTTTGGGAACAAGTTCTTGAAGCGTCTGGAATAGACGAAGACGTTTATGAAGATTTAGAATCATATGATGATGGAGTAACATTCTCATTAGTAGGAGCAGTTTCAGAAACATTAGATATTCCTGCTGCTGATGTATTAGAAATGTTTGGTGTCTATTGGGCAACTGATGTTGCACCAAAAGGATATGGTGAATATTTTAACGCGTTTGGTAATGACTTTAAAAGTTTTGTAGCAGGTTTGGATGAAATGCACGTAAGGATTACAAGTATGTTA